TACTGCACCCCGAAGTCGCCGCGGTCCCAGGCCGCGAGCCCGGCCCGCCGTGCGGTCTATGCGTGGTCGCCGCCGACCGGATCTACACCTTCGAGGAACTGATGCCGATCCACGCGCGCTGCCGCTGCACGGTGGTCGCGGTCGGCTCCAAGGACGACCCCGGGTTCACGCTGAACAGCGAGGACCTGAAGGCGATATACCAGCAGGCCGGCACGATCGGTAACCACACCGACGACGGCCGCACGACCACGGACTCGGCCAAGCTCAAGCAGATCCGAGTCGAGGTCGTCGAGCACGGCGAACTCGGGCCGTGGCTGATCAACCCGACGCAGCGCTTCCGGGGCCCTCGCGAGGTCTCCAAGACGCAGACGTCGGATCCCGTCGAGCGCGAGCTGGATCGCCTCGACACCTTGCAGGAGCAGCTCGACCGGTTGATCGATCAGCGCTCGTCCGGCATGGACGTCGAGGAACAGATCAAGTGGGTCCGAACCAAGATCCGCCAGAGCAACGCGCGGATCCCGGCTGCATGAGAAAGGCCCGCAGCTAGGCAACTGCGGGCCGCTCTCATCCCTGGGGACTCGGCATGAGTCCCCGAGACCATACCACTCAAGCCCGACACGGGCAATCAACCCAACCCGTCATGGGAGAACGCAATGACTCAGCCCGCTCCGCAGATCCCCGGTCTCATCACGACCGCGGGCACGACCGTCCAGCCGCAGCCGCAGGCCGCGCAGCCCGGAGCCCAGCTGCCGCCCGGCACGCTGACCCCCGGCGCCCTGCCGCCCGCGCCGCAGATCCCGACCAACCAGCCGCCCGCCGCGCCCGCGCTCCCGCAGGCAGGTGCCTCGCTGCTGCCCCCGCCGCCGCAGGTCGACCCGGCCGCCATCGCCGCGTACCAGGCCTACCTGACCGGCCAGGCCACGGCCGCCGTGCAGACCCCCGACCCGACCGTGGCGCCTCAGCAGCCCGCGGCCCCTGCCGTACCCGCGGCGCCGGTGCTGCCGACCAGCATCCCCAACCTGGCACCGCAGCAGGTCGCCGTCCCGGGCCTGACCGCACCGGTGACCCTGCCGCCCGCGCAGCCCGCCGCTCCGGCCGCCCCCGCGCAGCCCGCAGCGCCCGCCGCCACCGACGAGAACGAGCCGAGCTACAACGGCCTCGACGACGGCGACGGCAAGTCCTACCCGAAGGGCAAGCCGCTCGCGGACATGAACCCCGAGGAGCGCGCCGAGTACCACAAGTGGTACTCGCGCCAGTGGGAGAACCGCGCCAAGTCCAGCCGGACCGAGATCGAGCAGCTCAAGCAGCAGCTCCAGCAGGTCCAGTCCGGCCAGCAGACCACCCCGGTGCAGGCCCCGGCCGCCAACGACCTGGAGCAGCGCCTCGCCGCCGCCCGGGACGAGGGCATCGCCATGGCCTCCGCCGCCGCCGCCGTCGTGCTCGTGGATGCCCACGTGCGCGCCGGACTCCAGAACCGGCTCGCGCCGGAACAGATCGAGGTACTCGCCTCGAACCTCGCACACACCCACTTCCTGAGCGCCGACGGGCGCAGCGTGGATGCCGCCAAGGTGGCCACGTTCGTCAACTCCGTCGCTCCGGCCCCGGCCACTCCGGCCGATCCTGCGGTACCTGCCGCCACGGCGCCCGCCGCACCTGCCGTCCCGGGATCCCTCCCCACCTCCGTCCTGCCCGGCCAGCCCGTCACGGGCCTGCCGCGACCGGACCTGGGTCAGGGTTCGCAGCCCGCTGCACCGCTGGACAAGCTCACGCTCGGCAAGCAGCAGGCCCAGGCATTCCTGGCCGGCAACCTCTGAGCCCTCGCCTCATCCGGCGACGGGCGCCATCTCACTGAAGGAGCACCCTCATGGACCTGAGTGTCCGGAAGGACGGCCCCTACGCGCCGGAGAACTTCTCCTGGCTGGCGAGCCGTCACGGTGTCGATTCCACCGACACCATCACCCTCAACTCCGCCATGTTCACGACCGCGTTCGGCACGCAGGGGTTCATCCCCTCCGGCGTCGCACTCGGTCTGATCACGGCCGCGGGCGCGACGCAGGGTACCTACGGGCCCTACGACAACGCCGCGACCGACGGCCGTCAGGTCATGGCGGGCCACCTCATGACGACCAAGTCGCTCAAGGGCGGCGCTGCTCGGCTCGGTGCCGCGCTGCTGAGCCACGGCAAGGTCCGTCTGTCCAAGCTGCCCACCGGTCACGGTGTGGACGCGGCCGGTCAGGCCGACGTCGCGGGCCGCATCATCTACGTCGCCTGATCGGGGGCCTGACACATGCTGAACTTCGATCTCATCGAGCCGGCAGTCCTCACGGGGTTCATCCGTGAGCTGCCGGCCCCGGCCCAGTACACGCTGAACACGTGGCTGCCGGACCGGAACATCCAGGACATCGAGGCCGCGTTCACCACGGCCTTCCGGCGCAACCGCGCCGCGATGTTCCGCGCCTTCGACGCCGAGACGCCCATCGGCCAGCGCGAGGACTTCCAGCGTCAGCGGGTCGCCCTCCCGCCCATCGGTCAGAAGACCCTGGTGGGCGAAGAGGAGCGGCTCCGGCTGGAGATGCTGCGCTCGGGCGGTGACAACACCGCGGCTCTGATCCAGGCGCTCTACAACGACGCCCAGATCAACACCAACGCGGTGCTCGCTCGGATGGAGCTGGCCCGAGGCCAGGTGCTCTCCACCGGCAAGTTCAGCCTCTCCGGCGAGAACGGCCTCCAGGGCATCGAGGCGGACTTCGGCGTGGCGGGTTCCCACCTGCCGACCGCGTCCGTGTCGTGGACGACCTACGCCACCTCGGACCCGCTGGCCAACATGCGGGACTGGGCGGACCTCTACACCGACGACTCCGGCGAGCGGCCCGCGTACGCGCTGACCTCGCGCCAGGCCATCGGCAACATGCTGCGCAGCGCGTCGATCCTCGCGCAGTTCACCAACTCCAACGGCGGCACCCCGAGCGTCATCACTCGGGCGCAGCTGGCGGCGCTGCTGGACGCGAACGACCTGCCGCAGCTGGTCGAGTACAACACCCAGGTCTACACCTACGCGGGCGTCTCGACCCGGGTCATCCCGGTCAACAAGATGATCTACCTGCCGCAGGACCCGTCGACCCTGGGCAACACGTTCTGGGGCATCACCGCCGAGGCGATGGAGCTGGTCGGGATGAACAACCCGCAGCTCACCTTCGCCCAGGCGCCCGGCCTGGTCGGCACCGTCACCCGCTCCGGCGACCCGGTCCGCACCTGGACCCACGTCGCCGCGATCGGCATGCCGGTCCTGGCCGCGCCCGAGCGCCTGCTCGCCGCCACCCTCTGGTGACCGGCGTGGCTCGGGAGCTGAAGAACGTGGTGGTCCTCGACGGTTTCGTCTACGGCCCGGGGTACATCAACCCGCCGCCGGACGACATCGCCGAGCGCATCACCAACCCTGCCGCGTGGGGCACGGACGAGGACGCCACGTCCGACTCCGAGCCCCAGGGCGAGGACGAGACGCCGGAGCCGGTCACCCCGGCCCCGGCGCCCTCCGCCCCCGCCGTCCCGACGCCGGAGCCGACTCCGGACGCGGATCCCGAGCTGCCTGACGCTGACGCCCCGCCGGTTCCCCCGCGCTCCGGCCGGGGCTCCGGCGAGGCGGCCTGGCGCGAGTTCGCCGACTACTACCAGGTGGCATACCCGGAGGACGCGAACCGCGACGACATCATCCAGGCGTGCGAGGACGCCAAGGTCATCTGACGTGCAGCCCGGCCGCTCCGGTGGCCGGGCGGCGTCCCTCACACACTGAGAGGCAAGCATGGCGAACAACCCCGTCCGGTCCTGCCTGGGCTGCGGTCAGAGCGATGACCACCCCCGGCACGTCGTCGACATCGGCGGCACCATGACCGCCAACTTCCACATGGACTGCCACGTGCAGCTCGCCGACTGCGAGGTGTGCGCTGCGCAGATCGCCGACGCCAAGGGCGCCAAGGGCGACGAGCTGCGTGCCCACCTGCTCAAGACCGGCACCGACCCGAAGTCGCCCGGATGGACCCCGCCGGGTGACCCTGACACGCGGAAGGCGGCTCGCTGATGGCGAACAACATCGTCCAGGCCGAAGCCAACCGACTGCTCGACGCCTCGTTCGGCACGGCGGCCTTCACGGCGCCGACCACGCCGATCAAGCTCGCGCTGCTCACCGCGGCGGGCTCGAACACGGCCGCGGGCACCGAGGTCACCGGTGGCAGCTACGCGCGCCAGAACGTGACCATGGGCGCCGCTGCCGCGGGCGTGGCGTCGAACTCGAACACGATCGCCTTCACCAACATGCCGGCGGCCACCGTGGTCGCCGTCGACATCTACGACTCGGCCGGTACCCCGCGCCGGATCTGGCAGGGCGCCCTCGGCGCCTCGAAGACCACCGGTGCCGGGGACACGCTCAGCTTCGCCGCTGGCGCGATCTCGGCCTCGCTCATCTGATCGGCGGCCTCCTCCAGCGGGAGGCCGCCCTCAAATCCAAGGAGCCGACATGGCCGTCCAGGTCCCGCAGCACGTCTACGACATGATCGCCGAGCAGCAGGTCTACTGGG